CATTCTTTTCTCAAACCTTTTTATTGCTTTTGCGGCAATTTCTTCAGCTCCCTTAAAAGCGCTGGTAGTCATTTTAACTCTATTTTTATTCCAAGCTGGAGCCATAAATTTTGTAGCTCTACTTTTATATTTTCCAAAATGCATTACTTCATTTCCATATTCAAGCCATGCCCCATAATATCCACCCTTGTTTTTAGCATAAGCTCTCTTTACTCTTGGGCCTAAATAAAGCCCTAAATGGCTTTTACTATCTCTTGTTGTAAAAAACCCAATACTTTTTTTAAGCGTTCCTTTTGCAATTCTTTTAGTTTTATCTGGCGGATATACAACTCCTCTTGCTTCCGTTATCTCATCTGTTTTACCACTATCTCCCAATTTTGGCGCTAAACTTTTAGCATCATTTAGAACTTGTTTTCCTATCTTTCGCCAAAGCGCTTTCCATACAGTATGTTGATTTATTTGTTTAGGTAATGCTCCAAACATATCTGCAATCTCTTTTGCTCCCAGTAATTTTACCGAGCTTTTCATTGCTTGATTATATTTGCCAAAATCTGCCATTAATCTTTTTGTTCTGTAGTTATTTTTAGAAAAGCATCTCTGCCCTCAATTTCTTCAATATTATGCACATAATAATATTTGTCTAAAGTGTTTTGAGTATATTTAATTCGCCAGCTTAAAGTAGGCCCTGAATCAGTTTGAGTACCCTGCAGCCAATTGCTCATATCTAAATTCCTAATATAAAAATCCACTTTTGTTATTCCAGTAATTTTATCAGTTTGGTTTTTAATACTTCCACCATCCCAATCTATTTTAGCCCAAACAGTTCTAAAATCACTCCATTCCCCCTCCACAAATTCGCCATAGTCATTATTGCCAGGTTGTGGGTATTGTATAACTACTCTCCTATCAAGCTCGCCTATTGTCATACTGTTTGCACTTTGTACTGCTCTAATAAATATTGAGCTGATTTAGGTAGTTCGGTAGCTATTCTTCCAACTACTACATCTTGCCTATTTTGGTAAAAATTTCCAATGGTTAAAAGGCACGCTTGTTTTATTCCTTGCGGCACATCATTAGCGTTTTCTCCATATCCCACCTTGTATGTAATCTCGATAGCATTTATTCTATCTGCTAATTGCGGAAAATCTTGATTAGGTTTTAGCCCTATCCTTGCTGGTTGATGTTTTGTATCTGCTAACCATACATCTGTTGAAAGAGTTTGCAAAGTGTTATCGCTATCATAATATTTTACACTAATTACAGAAGACACTTTACTTTTGAATAAAACTTTTATATCTTCCCACTTATCTCCATATTGAATAATTTGAGAAATTAGAAAAAATCTATTTGTGTAAATTTGAGCTGATTGAACAGCTGCACTTATTAAATTGCCAATAAGAGTATCATCTGCAGTTGTATCTACTTTCAGATGCTCTTTAGCTTCTGATGTAGTTATTATTCCAGTTCCACCATCTGTATCTATTACAAAACTTTTCGCCATTTTCTTTTAGTTAAAAAAAAGGAGTGGCAGTAATTCCACCACCCCTTTTATTATTATTAATTCCTAACTATTAAGCTTCAATCAAGTTAGCAAATGCAGTTGCATTTTGTACTGCATCTCCATCATAAAGTCCAGTTACAACCATTCTTGGCTCGCCAGTATCAGCGCCAGAGTAAGGATCGTAAAGGAAATCAAGCCCACCAAATTGAGCGATATGTACTTTAGAGAAATCTCCAAACAAGACATGCTCTTTACCAGAAGCACCGCTTGATGCTACATTAGAAGAAACAAAAGCATAAATTCCATTTACAGTTTTATCTCTCATATCATAAGCAGCAGAAACATTACTTACCATATCAGAAGATTTGATAGCTGCATAAGCATCAGCATCCATTAAGTAAGCCATTCTTGCACCCTCATAAGTACCATCATTACCTATGTAAGTATTCTCCAATGTAGAAGCAGTTGCCCCAGTAAAAGCAGCAGTTGATCCTGCAGTAGCATCAGCAAAAATAGATTCTGGAGCATTAGATACATCAGCTGTATCAAGTAAAGCAGTTTCTAAAGAAGCAGCCATTGTAGCAGCAATGTTTCTTTGTAGAGCAGCTTCCAATCCTGGATTCTGTACAACCGATTCTTGACTCATATTTACTACAGAAATAAGTTTCTTTGGAGTTAAAGTTACTGCAGATAAATCTCCAGCAGAAGAAACAGCGCTACCGCCAGTTTCACCTATCCAAGTTGCTGTTACGCCAGAAAATACTGGGAATTTCATATCATTGATTCCGCCATAAAAATTAGCGCCAGCAGATGTTAGTACAAGATTAGATTCTAACTGATCAGTAAAGCTCATTGTAGTTTCGCTATTAGTTGAATCTGTACTCCATGCTCTTGTTAAAACAGAAGATGGAATACCTACTCCTCTAAAGCTTTGGCCAGTATATCTTGATTCATTTCTTGCCTCTTGATCCATTTCTTTGATAATACCCTCCATTCTTCCAGTATAAGCAGCTCTCATAGCGCCTTGGAAAGTGAATTTATCTAAATCTTTATCTTTCTTTGTAGAAGCAGAAACGCCAGATACTACAGCAGCATTACGCTTGATAGTTTCCATTTTCTCTGCTCTTTCAATCTTTGCATCTAATTCATCAACTTCAGTTAATAAACCATCAACTTGATTGTTTTCCTCTTGCGTTAAATCTCTTTCTTCTTTAGTAGCAAGCTCTTTTATGCCCTCTAAAGTTTCAATAATATCTGAACGCATTTCTTTTAATTCAATACTATTTTTCATTTTCTTAAATTTTATTAATTATTTTCTCTTTTTTAATTCAATCTTCAATGCAACAAGAGAACGCTGCACTAAATCTTTTTCTTGTTTTTTATTTTCCTCTTTTTCCTTATGTATAGCCAATGAGCGTTTTGCTAAAGTTAAATCATCTGCACTCGGATAAGCTGGATAAGTTACTGGAGAAACATCATAAAGCTTTTTTACTTTGTTGATAGTTCGTATTTCCCCATCTGCAGTTGATTCCCAACTATCTTCTTCGATTGTAAAAGCAAATGAACTTTGAGTTATATCGCCTCGCTCCATTGAAATTATTAAATCTTTTCCATAGCTGGTATCCGGAACATCAAAAGAATATTGTAAGCCCTCATCTGTTTGCTTTAAGTTAAGAGTACCACTTGTTGTTCTTGCAAGCAATAAATTTGCATCATGATTTACTAACGCTCTTACATCATCATTTAATACATTCTCAAAAGCATTGGGGGCAATCACTTCTCTAAAGCCGCCTAAATCACTTGAAAGCTGATTAAATACTGCAGCATGCCCAGTTATAGTAGTTGAGCCATCTTCTCTTTTTTCCGTTCTGGTTTCAATGTTAAAATATCTTTTTTCCATAGTTATAGTTTTTTCCCATATATTTTCAACCTTTCTTATTAAAGGTTTATTTCTTTCTGTATCGTAAAAGCTCTCATGTTTTTCCTCTTTTACTTCTTCTTTTATTTCTTCTCTTGCTTCCTCATCTTTTTGCGGCCCTATCGGATCAAATGATTCATCTCTCTCATCTTCCTCATTATCAATTTCTTCTTCTTTATCATCTTCCATTTCTTCACTTGCATAAGTAAAAAGAATCTTCATTGTTTCTCCATTATCTCCCTCAACTTCAATTAATACCTCTCCTTTGCTATGCAATTCTTCCATTTGCTCTTTGGTAAAATTCATTGTAAAATCCACCTCATCATTTATTGCATTTTCATAATAGCCCTCATTGTCTTTTTCTGCAGCTTCCTTTGAATCATAAATACAAGCTCCAGTTTCGCCCCATTTCCATTTTCCGTTATTACATTCTTTAGCTGGCATCTTCCCCAATTTTTTCTATTGTTGTCATATTCATTTGCATAAAATGTTTATCTCCACCCTCAATAGAGTTTAGATTTTCTTTTTGTCTTACTTCATTGATACTCATATACCCATTCGTTATGGCTGTTTTGTAAGCTTCATTTCTACTTTTTACATCACCTCTTAATAAAGCATTGACATTAAATTCAATAAATGTTTTGCCTACCTCATTCGTTCTAAATAACTTGTAATTCATTTCATTCTCTATCCTTGTAATGTAAGGCATAAGAGTATAGGTAACAAATTCCTGGCTTTGCATTTCTATATTATTAAAGCTTGATTTGCTTAAATCTTTGAGCATGTGAGGGGGGATATTAAAAATCCTTGCAACTTCCTCTATAGAAAATTGCCTGCTGGATATAAATTGCGCTTGATCAGGGCTAATAGAAATTGGTTTGAATGTAAGCCCCTCCTCTAATATTATTGTAGAATTGCTATTTTTTAATTGGGAATAAGTATTCTTAAAAGAGTTTTTTAATCTTTCAATCGCTTGCTCACTTAATGCTCTATCTGTAGAAAGTACCGAGCTTGGCTTTGCGCCATTTTTGAAAAATGTACTCCCAAATTCTTCCACATTAAGCCCCCAGCTTAAAGCTTTTTTACATTGATCTATTGGGCTTATTCCATCAATTCCATTATCTGTTAAGGTTTTGAAATGCAAAACATCAGCTGAATCCAAAATCCCCACGCTATCTATTTGGTAAAATAACTCTCCATCATTAATAACTACATCAACAGTATCTGGGCTGATAGGTATTAATTGAGATGGCCTACCGCTTCCATCTCTTACAATTTGTACATAACTATTACCATCAGTACAAATGCTCATCATAATATACTCGAAAAAAGTTATTTTATTTTGGTATCTATTAGGGCGGTATTTTATTAAATCATAAATTCTATTTTTAGAATCTTCTAATTTATCGCCATTAGGTTGCTTTGTATATACCGAACAAGGCAAAGAAGATACGCTCTCTGAAAGTAATCTAATTGCGCACCACACAGCAGTAAGCGTTAAAGCTTTGTCATTATCAATTGTAGTGCTATTAGAAAAAATAGAATCAAAAGATAATCCCCTTTCTTCCTTTTTTTTATTTGTTCTTGTAAATAAGTTTGTAATAAAATCGGTAATTGCCAATGCTATATAGTTTTAGGAATTTGCAAGAATACAACTATAAAATAACTCTTTTGTGCAACTATTTTGCATTTATTCCAATTTTAATTTTAAGGCGTTTTTTATGCGTTTTAAGGGCTTTTCTCCTTTCTGACTTATCCTTACTTCAAAAAGTTGAGAAAATCGAACAGATGAAAATCCCTCGATAAGAAAAAATTGATAAAAAAATCCTATATTTTTATTATGTTAAATAGAATTTTTAAGTTTTATTCTCCTATCTCGGCAATTTCTATAGCTATTATAGTCCGAATATTTACGCTTGCCAAAGTGTTTTTCATGCTCTATTTCAGTTCTTTCATACGCTTCCAAATAGGTTTTTGTTTCCTTTGCGTACTTCCAAAATCT